CGCCGTGTTATACCACCAACCCATCTGAGCCAACATCTCACCAAAAATATCTGGCTCAACATGTCCATGCCAATGCGCCACAACATAACCATAAGTCGCATTAATAACATGAGCAGAACTATAATCACCATGCTGCAAACCTTCAGCAACATCCGAACCAATCACATAAACAGCCTCAGGGTCAGGAAACTCCCAAACAGAAAAATTACCATTCTCACTAGGGCGAAACTCAACAACATTATTAGAATACGCATGCAAGAACCCGACCTCGGGTTCAACAATTTCCATAGTGTTCAACAAATCTATATCAAAAACAGGATTACCTGACTTGATAAACGCTTCCTCAGGGAAGCGTGGATACTCTTGATGCAACTGCCAAGAAACCATATTTTTTGCTTTAACCGCATACCAGTCATCATCACGGTCACCAGCAGACCAAGGGAAAAATATGCCAACAAACTGATTAGCCCCAGTTTGAGAACCAACCCACAAATTATGAAAAAAGTTACCTGAACCATTAGCGGTGGACAAACAAATCACACGACCACCAACATCCGCAATAGGTTCAATAGAAGCCCACGCTTCTTCAGGATTAGGTAAGAACGCCATTTCGTCCACAATAACCAAATACACTGACTCACCACGAGCAGGGTCATTACCTGACGGCAAAGATTCAATAGCCGACTCGTTACTAAAAATCATTTTCAATTGATGCTCAGTAACCTGCTTTGGACCTTTTTCTTTCATCCAATACGGCAAAAATTTGTAACCATACTTACTTTTAGACAACAACTTCATAGCCTCACGCTCGGTTCTAGATAGCATGACAACAAAACGGTCAGACCAAAAAAATGTTAGCCAAAACGCATAAGCAGCAGCCAAAGTAGAAAACCCAATCTGACGGGCTTTCAAAACAACAGAATACCTAGAATCTAACCAAGTACGAACAGAATCTATTTGCGCTTCACGCAACTTAAAAAGAATTCGTGCACGCTCAGGATGTTTAATAAACCAATAGTTTTCACAAAAATGAACAAAAGCCGCTAACTGCTCATCAATGGTGGCGTTGTCAGGACCTCGGCACAAACGCCACTCTTTCTCATTTAAAAGTTCAGTTAATTCCACTATTTACCCCAAGGCTGCCAACCATTATCGTTTCGTTTCTCAGAATATTCAAAAATAGCCAAAGCAGCACGCAAATTAATCACAGGATTAGACAACTGTGCACATGAATCTAAAACTCCTTGCGACTGCAACCAGCCATTAGGAAAATATCTGCTAGGCAAACACCAAAACTGATTAATTTGCAGCAAACCTCTAGAGCCGCCATTTGGGTCGGTTGGGTTAAATACACTAGGCATACACCTAGATTCACGCCACATCACATAATCCAATTTAGATATATGCGACCTAGACCAACCCACATCCAAAGCATCATCCAACCAATGCCCACACTTACCAACCAACTCCTTAGAGATGGCATGCGCATGAGTAACAGGCATAATTAAACAAATAGCAACAATGGATATAAACCATTTACGCATAAACACCATCCTAACGGATTGTTATTTCGGTTGTTCTACAAACTCTTTCACCGCTGCTGGAACATCATCGCCAGCAACATAACGAATATGCCAAGGCTCAGATTGAACCTCGTGACTAAAACCAAACTTGTTTTCGTTAGCCAACAGCCACTCCAATATCTTACCACTAGCGTTAGCAACATCAACAGCCAAACCAAGCATATGACGACTACAAGTTTTAGGGTCATCATTAGGTGCAGCCAAAGGCGCTAAACCTTTTTTAAGCCACCATTTCTGACCATTCCAAGTACGACTAGTAGAATTAGCAACAGGTTCTTTCCTGTAGCGTTGCAAAAACGCAGCCTTCTGCTGCTCAATGCTACGAAACTGGTCACCCAAACTAGTTGGCTTTAAAGTAACACCATCTTTAGCCGCAACGGCAACCATTGCATCCCAAGCATCAGCGGCACACAACTCCATTTTGCCGCCACTAACAGTTTTGCGCAAAATATCTGGCGTAACTTCGCTAGGTTTTTTACCCGCTAAATGACTACAGTATTTTACCTCAACAACAGGATATGGCACTATTTACCAAAAGCCTTGCTGATTTCATCAGCCGACAACTCGCCATCAACACTGGCAGCAGCCAACTTTTGAACAACACCAAATAACGCTGTTAATCCAGCAACACCAGCAGACTTAACAACATCAACACCCAAAATAGCGCCACCAGTAATAATTGGCAAAGCACTTGCAATAAACAGCGAAACTAAACGCTGCCCAAGGTCCAACATTTTTGCAATAGATTTATTCATTGTCATCCTTTTTTGTAAAAGTGATTATGGAATGAACCATAATCGCTACACCCGTAAGAAAAACTGCCTGTCTAAAGGTAGGACCAGACAAAGTAATCAAAACCATGCCAGTTCCCGCCCATGTCCACGCATTATCTACAAGATAATCCAATATGCGTTTCATTATCGTCTAACCTTAGAAGTAGGTAACATTGTTAATGTTGCCCCAACGGCAACTAAAGTACGCCTTTGGGAAACTGGAATATTTGACCCAGTAGGTACATAGTTTTCAAACTGTGAACCAAAAATGTCAATCACTCCCTCAAATGTTTTCCGTACCTCAATGGGGGCTGCTTGAACAGCCTCCACAATTAACGCAGCCTGTTCCTCAGTCAAATCAGCGGGGACAACCTCAGAAAACAACTGTTCTGCATCTTCTTGACTAATCACCTCAAGAATAGCCACATTAGACACCAACTCTGCTGCTTGTTCACTAGTGACATTAGCAGCCAACACAGTTTCTATAATGGCAACAATCTGCTCTGGTGTTGCTTCATCAATAGATTCTATAATCGCAGAAAACTGTTCATCATCAATAAGTTCATCTTCAAGGAACAGTACACTAGTGGTTGATGAACTCTGTACTGCTAATTGTGTTGTTTCTGATATATCTTCCTCTGGCTCTAGCGGCTCTGTTGGCTGTTCTGTTTCGTCAAGAACAGGCTCATCTTCAATCTCGGGAAAAAATGTCTCAGGAATGGTTGTCTCATCAGGCTCAACAGATTCTGAATCAGGATTATTGGGATGAGGCTCGTCAGGATAGGTTGTAGATGTTTCGGGTTCTGTTGTTTCGGTTTCGGCAACTGTGGTTTCGGTTACGGGTGTGGTGGGTTCAGGTTGAGTCTCGTTGGTGGGACTAGATTCAGGTTCAGGTTCAGGAACCGTAGTTGATGTTTGAGGTGGCGTATAAGGTGGCTCAGTTGTTGTGGTCGGGGCTACTGTTGTACTTGTCGTGGATGTGGTTGTTGATGTCTGAACTGGCTCTGTGGTTGTGGTCGTTGTTGTGGAAGGGACTACTGTAGTTGTCGTTGCAGGGACAGTCGTTGTTTCCGCAATAGTAGTATCTGTCGTCACCACAGTCGTGGATGTTGTACTTTGAACCCATGATGTTGTAGTCTCCTGAATAGTTGTAGTTGATACATTCATTTGATAAGTAAACGCTTCATCAGGTACGATTGTCCAATCGCCGTCATCTATTTTCCAAGCAAGCATCAGGCAGGCTGCCCCGCCATTTTCATACATAAATAATTGAAGTGGAACAGTTCCAGCATCAACTTCTAGTTGATTTGACATACTCCACGAACAACCTTGGTCATTCCAAACACCAAATGTATTACCACCAATTGTTATCTCTCCGCCATCATCGTGAGCCAACATAAACTCAATCGTATTATGTTCAGGAATTGTAATAAACCCTGCTATATGAACCATAAACAAGTCGCCCGTGCAATCTTCGTACGGTTCGCCGTCATAACTGCGGTTAATATTGTTTTCTATTTCTGAACCACAAACAGGATATTCCGTAGTGGATTGAACTGGTGGAATTACATCAATCGTATAATAGGTCGTTGCTAAACCTGCAACTGGTTCTGCGTTAGCGTTTTGCGGTATAACCGCAAACAGGATTGCTGGTAGCGGTATAAGCCACCTTGTTAGATGCCTGCCCACATTACGGTTCTACGGGTTCTGGGGCTGGTGGGGCTACGAACACATCATTTACAGGGTCGTAGGTGTAGCCGATACCAGCGTATACGCCACGAAAGTTGCCGTTATATGAAGTGCGTTTGCAGGTCAGCCCTGAGTGCCACGATTGGTTTTCGTAGAATTGTTCCCACGCTTCAGTTGAGCCACCAACTTCTACACCGTTGTTTAGTTGTGTTTCGTTTTCATCAACGCCCGTGATTACTTTAACCACAACATTGTTGCTATCTAAGAATGCGTAGTGTGCCATTATGAAAAACTTATCGTTCCAGAGCCAGCAGTAAATGTGACAACAGTATAGTCGCCACTCGTAGCAGAACTACTCGTCAGACCAGCACCTACTGTGCAGGTTCTTCCAAAAGTTGGAAACCGAATAATAACTACCCCAGAGCCACCAGCAGAACCAGAGTTACTACCAGTACCACTGCCA